CAGCAGACCTATTACGCCAAATTCAATGAGGGCGCGCTGCTGCGCGGCTCGCTGAAGGATCAGGCGGAGTTCCTCAAGGCCGCAATGGGCCCGAACGCCTCCTATCTCACGCCGAACGAAGCCCGCGACTTCATGGACCGTAATCCGCTGCCAGGCGGCGACGATCTCCCCCGCCCCGGCACGAGCGCGGCGGCGGTTATGCAGGAGGAAGACCAGAATGCGGCGTAGCCCCTTGCTCGCGGTATGCGCGCAGCGTCCCCCCGCCATGCCTGATCTCGGCACCGGCAACGAATGGCAGTTCGAAACGCAGGCCCTCGACCCAGGATTCGCCGCGTTCGAAGTAAAAGCGCTGGCGTCCGACAAGCCGACAATCTCGATCTTCGACCGCATCGGCGCCGACTATGACGGCAACGGCGTCACCGCCTCGCGCGTCGCTGCGGCCCTCCGGTCGATCGGCAACAAGGCCGTGACGGTCGAGATCAACTCGCCCGGCGGCAACTATTTCGAAGGCGTCGCCATCTACAACCTCCTTCGCCGTCATCCGCAGGCGATCGACGTTCAGATTTTGGGCATCGCCGCCTCGGCCGCCTCGATCATCGCCATGGCGGGCGACACCATTGCCATCGCGCACAATGCCGAGATCATGATCCACCAGGCGCAGGGCGTGTTCTTCGGCAATGCCGACGATATGGAGGGGGCCATCCCGATCCTGCGCAAGCTCGATGGTGCGATGGTCGATGTCTATGCCGCGCGCACCGGCAAAGCCGCAGACGAACTGCTCGGAATGATGCGGGCGGAAACGTACATCGGCGGGGCCGAGGCCGTGAAGGCCGGCTTCGCCGACAGCGTCATGGAGCGGGAAGCCCAGATGCCGGTCTATGCGAGCGCCGACTCGCCGAAGGACAAGGCTTCCCTCGATAAGTTTCTCGCGACGAAGGGAGTCTCGCGGTCCGAGCGACGCGACCTTTATCGTGCGATGGGGGTGAGCACGCCGCGCGCTGCTGATCCCGCCCCTGCCACGCCTCGCGCTGGCGATGAACCGGAGGCGATGTCTCGCCTCCTCCAGGCCATGACGGCCTAACCCCACATAGGAAAAGCACCCATGTTCATGCAGAACACCGTGCGGACCGCTGGTCCGCGCGCTCGGGGTCTCATCGCCGTGCGCGCCGAGGCTCCGCCGACCATCGATGCTCTCGCGCGCGGTTTCGAGGCGTTCAAGGAGACGCACACCCGCCAGCTTGAGGAAATCAAGAAGGGCGTGGCCGATGTCGTCACCGCCGAGCAGCTGGAGAAGATCAACGCCGCCCTGACCGAGCTTCAGACGGCGGTGGATGATCAGGCCAAGATTCAGGCCGCCGCCAAGCTGGGCAACGGCGGCGTGATCGGCGACATCCAGGCCGACCCCGAATATACCGCCGCGTTCAAGGCGCATATGCGCAAGGGCGACAAGGCCCCGGCCGACATCGAGGCGGCCATGAGCCGGGGCACCGATGCCGACGGTGGTTATCTCGCGCCGATCGAGTGGGATCGCACCATCGGCGAGAAGCTCAAGCAGATCAGCCCGATGCGCGCCGAGAGCCGTATCATCACGATCAGCGTCGCAGGCTTCAAGAAGTATTTCGGCGACCGCAACGTCGGCTCGGGCTGGGTCGGTGAGACCGCCAGCCGCCCGGCGACCACGACGCCGCAGATCGGCGTGCTCGATTTCACCCCTGGCGAACTTTACGCAAATCCGGCCATCACCCAGCAGTTGCTGGACGATGCCGCCGTGGACCTCGAAAAGTGGCTGGGCAGCGAGGTCGACACCGAATTTGCACGTCAGGAGGGCATCGGCTTCACCTCGGGCGACGGCGTGAACAAGCCTTACGGCGTTCTCACCTATGTCGAGGGCGCCGCCAACGCCACGCGCCATCCCTATGGCGCGATCAAGGTCACGAACAGCGGCGCGGCGGCGGGGCTGACTGGCGACGGCATCCTCGACCTCATGTATAGCCTGCCCTCGCAGTACGCTGCGAACGCCAAGTTCCACATGAACCGGCTGTCGATGGGTGCGGCTCGCAAGCTAAAGGATGGCCAGGGCAACTATCTTTGGCAGCCTTCCTACGCCTCGGGCCAGCCGCAGACGCTGGCGGGCGCGCCGATCGTTGAGCATCCCGACTTTCCGCTGGTCGCGGCGGGCAACATCGCGTTGCTCTACGGCGACATGGAGGCAACCTATCTCGTCGTCGACCGTGTCGGCATCCGCGTCCTGCGCGATCCCTTCACCAACAAGCCGTTCGTGCACTTCTACACCACGAAGCGCGTTGGCGGCGGCGTGCACGATCCGCAGCCGATGCGTGCGCTCAAGGTCGCCGCAAACTCCTAATCTCCGCCGGGCCGGTTACGAACCGGCCCGGTTCTTCGAAGTCGTGGTGCGCCACGGTTTCGATGAACCAAGGAGAGCCCCATGGACACGACCGACCAGAACAACGTCGCCCCCGCGACCGAAATCGACACCTCGGGCGCACCCCAGCAGATCGTCCCCGACGTCGATATGGACCACCCCGCCGTCGACAATGATCCGCGCGCGGGCACCACGGCCGAGCAAAACCGCATCGACTTCAACGATCCGACGATTTCGGGTTCGGATCAGGTCGCCATCAACCTGGGCATGAAGACCGAGGAAGAGGCCGCCAAAGAGGCGAAGCGCGCTGCCAAGAAGGGCTGACGGCGGCCACGTATAACGGCTGCCAAAGGTAATTCCTCCAGCGAGCGAGGTGAATTATGGATATCGTCTCGCTGGAGGATGCCCGGCGCCAGCTGCGGCTGGGATCTGACACGTCGCGTGACCAGGAATTGCAGGACTGGATCACCGACGCGCAGGACTGGATCGAGGACTATACCGGCCACACCCTGTCGCTTCGCGATGTGACCCAGACCTTCACCGGCTTCGACACCATGGCTCTGCGGGCTTGGCCCGTTGCCGCGTCGGCCGTGCCGTTCGTCACCTATTCCGATCAGGCTGGGCAGCCCGTTGCCGTGCCGTCCCCGCTCATCGATGTCTCGCGCCGTCCGGCACGCGTCGTTCCGTGGATCGGGTCGCGCTGGCCTTCGGTGCCAGCTGGGACGACGGTCACCGTCACTGTGGCGGCTGGATATGCCAGCGCCGGCGATGTGCCGCGCAATTTCCGTCGTGCCGCGCTGCTGCTGATCGGTGCATATGACGCGGACCGCGAAGGCGGCGAGATCATGCAGGTTGCAGAGCAGACGGCGCGCCGCCTCTGTGGTGGCAAGCGGGCGCGCTCACTATGAAGCGCGGCAAGGGCCTATCCAGCCGCCTCAACAACGAGATCGAGATCGTCCGCAAGGTCGAAACTGATACCGGGACAGGCGGCTCGACGGAAAGCTGGCAGGTGCTTGCCAAAGTACCGGCCGAGGTCATCTGCCTGAGTGGCCGCGAGGTGCTCACTGAGAAGGTTCTGCAAGGCATCCGGGTTTACCGGATCACCATCCGTCACCGCACCGATGTGAGCGAGGAATGCCAGGTCCGGTACGGCGATGAGGATCTGAACATTCGCGCCGCGCTCGATCCCAAGGGGCAGCGTGAAGAAACCGTGATCCTCGCCGACACCGACGGCGCACTGCCAACCCGCTGATGGCCGCCTCCCCGCGCAACGTGCACGGCCTCGCCGAGGCCTATAGCCTGTTCGACAACCTCCCATCGGCTGCCGAGCAGGAACTGGGCGTCGAAATGGTGGCGATCGGGCGCGAAGTGCTCGCTGCTCAGAAGGCCGACGTCGCCAAAGAAACGGGCGCCCTGGAGGGCGCACTGTCGCTTCAGGCGATCCTCTCGCGCCTGAAGGTGCGGATCGGCCTCCTTAAAGGCGCGCGCGAGGCCTACAAGTTCAACGGCCGCGTTCGCCGCGCCATCCAGGGCGGTCCCTTCTATGGCCGTTTCGTCGAATTCGGCCGCCGGGCGCAGACGGTGCTCGTTACGCGCCGCATCCGTGCCGCCAACCGCCGCCTGGCGGGTAACAATCGCAAGGGCAACAACCGGCGGCTGCTGTTCACTGGCGACAAGACGCGATTGCGCCGTCGCGGGCCGAATAAGGGAACGCCGGTCGGCAGCGCGTACAAGATCCGGGTGAAGGCGATGGCCGCGCGCCCGTTTGTGGCTCAGCCGCTGCTCGCTGACGTTGCCGATGCCCACCTGTCAGAATTCTGGGCCAAGGCCCTAGAGCGCCTGGGGACTGGCTCATGACCGCAGCACTCGACCTTCTCACCGGCGCGCAGGATGCCACCGTAAAGCTGTTGCGCGATCAGCTTCCCGCCGCTCAGCGCGAAATGGTTCGGCATTCGCTGAAGCAGGGCACCACCCCGCCGTTCCATCTCGTCGGCGACATGGACAGCGACAATATCGGCGGAAAAGACGAGCAGTTCGAGCAGATCAACGTTGACGTGCACACCGTCTACAAGGGGCCCGACCGGCGCGAATTGCTGGGGCTGATGCACACCGTCCGCATCGCGATCGACGGCAAGTCCCTGACGATCGGTGGCATGCTCTTCCGGTTCCAGTTCGCAGGCGCGGCGGCCAGCACCGCAGCTGCTGACGGCGTCACCTACGCCGGGATCACCACAATCGAAGTCTACGCAGAGCCCGCCTGATCCGGCGGAATAGGAGTAACGACCATGGCGAACGAACAGGGCGACAACTGGCGCCTCCACATCAAGGTCGGGAACACGTACGTCCCGATCGCGGGTGAAACGAATCTGGAATGGCAGAGCCAGAACACCGAAAACGACATCAGCGACAAGGATTCGGGCGTCTACGGCGCGACCCAGTACGGCAACAAGAAGATCACCTTCACCGTCGCGGGGAACCTGAAACTGCCGGATCCGGGCTTCGCCGCTCTTGAAGCGGCGTCCAATGCCAGCCCCCCGGCGGCCGATATCCAGATCAAGAAGGGCACCAACGTCAAGTATCAGGGCCCGGTCGGCATCGGCAACTTCTCGGCGACCTTCCCGAAGGGCCAGCCCGCGACCTATTCGGTCAACTTGGCCAACTCGGCGGCCCCGACCATCAACGCGCTCAGCGCGGCGGACGCGAGCTCGTAACCCGTGGCGGCTGCGAACAAGATCCGCGGCGAGCACTCGCTCAAGCTGGGGGGGCGGACCTTCGTGCTCCGCCCCTCCCATGCCGCCATTGTCGCGATCGAGGACGAAACCGACCTCGGTTTGCTGGAGATCATCTCGGCGGCGGCGCGGGGCGGCCTACGTCAGCGCCACATGGGGATCATCGCGGCCGAACTGATCCGGGCCGGTGCGAAATCGGAATCGGACAAGCATGTCGACGCCGAGCGGATCGGCGAGATGATCTATGAGGCCGGGACCGGCAAGGCCCTCGCGACGATCCAGCTGTGTCTCGTCGATGCGGCCACCGGCGGGCGCACCGCATCGGGGGAAGCGAAGGCGGCGGCAGTGGCGACGGACGGGGACGCTGGCGCCGCCTGATGGGGCTGGCCCTGGACGCATTCGGGTGGAGTCCTGACCAGTTCTGGTCGGCCACCCCGCATGAATTCTGGGCCGTGGTTGATGCGCGAATAGCGGCAGCGAAACGGAGGGGCTGATGGCGAACCGGACCACCCGTGAGCTGTATTTGCAGGTCGGCGGCAATGTCGCTGGTCTCCAGACCGCCAGCAAGGCGGGCAAGAGCGCGCTGCTCGAGATTGGCAGCGCGGCGGCGGACGTCCAGGCGGCGGTCGAGAAGGCGTTCAGCGACATGGCGTCCAACGCCCCGTCGGCGGCGAAGGCCTTGGAGCGCAGCTATAACCAGACGTTTGCCGCCATCCGCGCCAATGCTCAGGCCGCCCTCTCCTCGCCGTCCGATATCGGCGCACTCCAGATCCTTGACGCAGGCGCAGCCGATCGCGCGGCCGATGCGGCGGAAAAGCAGGCGGCGGCGCTGCGTCAGGTCGCCACGGCAGCCGCCCAGGTCGCCCAGCGCGCCGGTGAGGCGGGCGAGGCCGAGCGCGTGCTCGCGGTCGCGGCTGCGGCCAATGCCCAGCAGGCCGAGACCGAGGCGGCGGCGTTGCGCAATCAGGCCAACATCCTCAATTCGGTCAGTTCGGAATTGATGGGGATGGGCAATGCGCATCGTGTTGTCACCACTCGCAACGAGCAGCAGCGCCAGTCGACCATTATGCTCGGTCAGCAGTTGCAGGACTTCTCCGTTCAGGTGGTTAGCGGTCAGAGCGTCGCCACCGCGTTCGCGCAGCAGATCGGCCAAGCGGCGTTCGCCGTTCAGGGCATGGGCGGAAAGTTGGAAGGTGTGGCGAACTTCCTCACGTCGGGTTGGGGTATCGCCGCGACGATCGCGCTCACCGTCCTAGCGCCACTCGTGGCCAAGGTGATCGAACATGGTGATGCGCTGGCTGACGAAAGCGAGAAGCTAAAAAAGAATGCCGAGACGGCGGCATTGGCGGAGTCCGCGAAAAAGGCGTTCGCAACGACCGAGGCGGGCATCATTGATGACGTTCGGACCCTGACCGCCGAACTGGAGAAGCAGAACCAAGCGCTGCTCACCAACGCCGAGCGCATGAACATCCGGGCGAAGAAAGACGTCGAGAACCTCTACGACCGTCGTGCCCAGACGATGGACGAGCTGGCCGAAGCCCGTAAGCGTCTAGGTGGCCAGCAATTTGCAGGTGGCTCGGCGACGGGGGCGGCCGTTCAATCGCAGCGCGCGTCGGAGAACATCCGCACGCTGCAGGCGCGTCTCAAGGAAATCGATCGGGCGCTTGCGGACGCCGAGGCGGCCCGGCTTTCCACTCAGAAAGACCTTGCGGGGGAAGCTGCAAAGCGCGCTGTCGATCCGCTGGAGCAAATCCGCCGTAAGTATGAGGGGCCGAATGGCCTGATTGAGCAGGCAAAAAAGCAGGCGACAGCCGAAGAGACCGTCAATGGGGTCCTGACCCGACGGTTGACCCTGCTCGCAAAACAGCAGCGGGACGAAACCGCCGCTGAACAAAAGCGTCAATCGAACGCGCGCGCCACGCCGAACAACAATCAGATCGGCCGGAGCATCGATGTCGCCGAGGCCACCCGCATCGCCGCCAGCATCGGCGGCCGGGTGACCAGCGGGCTCCGGTCGACCGAGCGCCAGGCGCAGCTGTATGCCGACAAGCTGGCCGGTCGCCATGCTGGTCCGGTGGCGAAGCCGGGGACCAGCGACCATGAGCGCGGCCAAGCGATCGATATCGCCTATGGGCCCGGCATCTCGGTTTCGTCGATCCGCAAGGCGTTCGCCAAGGAAGGCGTCGCGATCCGCCAGCTGCTCGATGAGAAAGAGCAACGGGTCTATCACGTCGCGTTCGGACCCAAGGGCAAGTCGCAGGAGACCATCAACCGGCAGGCCGAAGCGGCCGAGCAGAAGCGCGCACGTGACGCGGAGGCCTATGCCCAGCTGAAATTGCGCGCGGATGAGGAAGCGGTGCAGCTGCGCCGGTCGCAGGTCGTCGACATCGCGGCGGCGGCGGACCTTGACGCCCAGGCCGTCGAGATTGAGCGTCAGCGCCTTGCCAGCGCGGCGGATGCCGGGGTCACGCAGAAGCGGTGGAGCCAGGCGCAGGCCGAGGCCCTGAAGGCGGTCTATGCGTCCAATGCTGCCGCGAAGACGACCGCGATCCGCGACGCCGAGGCCCAGCGCCTGCTAGACCAGCAGCTGGGCGCCGAGCGCGACCAGTTGCAGAACGCCAGCGCCCTGCTCCAGATACAGGGCGACCTCGCGACCACCAACGCCGAGCGCAAGCGGATCGCGCTCGAGCTGCTCGCCAACGACGAGAAATTGCAGCGTGCGCAGGCGGTGCGCCTGATCGGGTCTACCAATCCGGACGATTGGGCCCGCGGTGAAAGCATGCTCCGGCAGATCGATGCCGAGCGGCCGGGCAAGACGGAGCAGATCAACCGCCAGTTCGCCGACCCGCTGGAGACCTATCGACGCCAGCTTCAGCAGGCGGCCGGGGACATGGACACGGCCCTTCAAGGGGTCGCGGTGCGCGGTTTCCAGTCGCTTGAAGATGGGCTGGTCGGGCTGATTGATGGTACAGAGAATGTCGCGGGTGCCTTCAAGCGTATGGCTGCGTCGATCCTCGCCGACCTGGCGCGCATCGCGATCCAGAAGGCGATCCTGTCCGCCCTGCCTGGCGTAGGAAAATTTTTGGGGTTTGCAGAAGGCGGCGAGGTGAAGGGGCACGCCGCCGGCGGCCTGATCACTGGCCCCGGCACTGGTACCTCCGACGATATCTTGTCCTGGCTGTCGAATGGCGAGTTCGTCATGACGGCGGCGGCCACCCGCCGCTACCTGCCGATGTTGAAGGCGATGAACGACAACAAGCTGCCTGCCTTCGCGAATGGCGGCCCAGTCGGCAACGTCGTTGCGCTGCCCAGCGTCAACGGCGCCTATCGCGATGTCGCGGCGGCGCGCCGGCAGCGTATGGCCGTCGATGTTCATGCCAAGGTTGAGGCGTCGCCTGAATTCGATGTTCGGATGCAGAGTGTCGCTGCTCGCACCGTCGGCGCGGCAGCCGAGCCGATCATGGCTGGTTCAGAAGCACGGACGATTCGCCGTCTCCAGCGGGCCGATCTGCCGGGGGGTGCCGGATGAGCTTGATCGTCATGCCGGGCCAACCGGTCGCCTCAAACATCGATTGGACGATCGATCAGCCTGCCCAGGTCAACCGGGGCGAGTTCACCGGCAAGCGCCGCGTCACACTTCTGACGGCGGCCCCGCGCTGGTATGCCACCGTCAGTCTGCCGCCCATTTTGGGCGAGGACGCTGCATTGGCCTGGCGGGCGTTCGTCGTCGACTGCGACGGCATCGCCAACCGGTTCAAGGTGATCGCGTGCGAGCGCGATCAGGTCGCCGATAATCCGGTGGTCGTCGTCGATGGCTCCGGCCAGGGCGGCCGCATGCTGCGGGTGCGCGGGTGGGGATCGGCCGGGACGAAGCTGCGGCGCGGGCATTTCGTCACGGTCAATGAGCAGCTGCTGTCGGTCCAGGCCGATGTCGTGGTGGGTGCCGATGGGCGCGCCAGCATCGCGGTGAAGCCCTATATCCGCATTGCCACGACCGATGGCGCGCCCGTGGAGGTCAAGCGGCCGTATGCGGTGATGGCGATGAGCGATCCGAAGAACGGCTGGAAGGTCGGGATCGGTCAGAATTACGGCGTCAGCTTCAATTGCGAGGAGGCGTTCTGATGGACAGTCGCCCGGACGATCTCGCCCAGGCCGCGCTTGGCACCGATATTCGGCGGCCGGTGACGTTCTGCTTTCTCGACTTCGCCGACGAGCCGGTCCGCGTGACCAATGCGCCCTATGACTTCACCTTCTCCGGGACGGGTGACCCCGATCTCGACGGCCACACGTTCACGGCGGTCGATCCGCGCGTCGTGACCGTCGGGCCGGTGAAGGCCAGGGAGGGTGGATCGGATACGCTGACCCTCACGCTGTCCGGGCTGGCGGGCGTCGACGATGAGACGATGAACCAACTGGGCGCGCGGGCCAACTTCAGCGGCCGCGATTGCCGCCTGTGGCGCGCAATGCTCAACCCACACGACCTGACGCAGATTGGCGCGCTCTGGTCCTACTTCACCGGCTATATGTCGGTACCCGTCGTCGTCGGCGACCGGACCAGCCAGACCATCAATCTGGATGTCGAGACCTATCTGGCATTCTTCGGCCAAGCGACCGGCCGCACGTATCTCGATCAGGCGGCCTTTGATCCCGGTGACCGATCGGCGGACCTGTCCGTCGCCATCGCCAATGGGGCGGCGAGGACGAAATGATGCAGCGCCTCCCCGATTGGGAAACCCGTCTCGCCGACTATCTGGAACCTCTGCGCCTGCGCCCGTTCGCTTGGGGCGACCACGATTGCTGCACCTTCGCGGCTGGCGCGGTGGCGGCGATGACCGGCATCGACCCGATGCCCGAGTTTCGTGGTCGGTATTCGACGGCGATCGGCTCGGCCCGCGCGCTGCGCCGGTTCGGCGCAGGAGACCTGCCGAGCACGATGGACGCGAAGTTTGAAACTATCCCTGCGCCGTTGGCCCAGCGCGGCGACATCGTCATGTCATCGGGGCTGCTGGGCGTCTGTATGGGGCCATACCTCGCCGCTGTCGGCAGCGAGGGGGCTCGCGAGGGGCTGATTAAGATAGAGCGCCGGGCATGGGTAGCGCCGCTTGCCTGGCGGGTCGGCTTTTAGGGCTTCCCGTCCCCTGCGCGCCAATTTGGGTTGCGGGGGTCATTCGGGAACGGCGCACCGGAATCCAACTGCATCGATTTGAGGATAGACAGCAATGCCAAAGCGTTCAGCCAATCCATCCGCACCTGCCGGATCGCCTCCCCGCCATCTGCTGTCCGATACTGGATGTCCACGAACTCAGGCCGCCCCTGCCTATCAACTGACACCTGGGCACCAAGTATATGATCCGCGTTCTCAGGCTTGATCGGCGGCGTCGAAAACGCCCACTCCCCGTATAGCTTGTTCTGCATCGTCGAATCTCTCCCTGCTTTTGGGAAAGCTCGTCGATTGCGACTGCCGAGTCGAGTCTGGACGGATCAAGATCGAACGCCGCGCATGGGTCGAGCCGTGCGCGTGGCGGGTGGGATTTTAGTTCGTCGGGTGCTGGGAGCAGTCGAGCGTGCCAGTCAGCCGTAAACCTTGCCAGAAACCGTCCTTCATGGCGCAGCCCGTTGCGGCTGTAACAGCTTTCCTCATTGCCGCGCCGACCTCGGGTGTCTGTACGACAATCAGTGACTTCTTGAAAACTGACACGGTGCTGCCCCGGATATTCACCCGGTAGGTCTGCCCGTCGATTTCCGTTTTATGATTGCCCTGCAGGCTGGCCAGCAAACTGGCTGCCTGCACCATAGCAGAAAATACCACCATCAAGCCCTCGCCTCACCCGTCAGCCTGATCGCTGAGCGGCGGGGATCATGCGCACGTCATTCGGAGAAGTCATGGCAAAAGCGCTAAAAATTGCCGCAATCGGCCTCGCTGTTGCCGGGCTTGCGATTACGGGTGTTGGCATCGGCGCGGGCCTATCACTGGCGACTGCCACAACCTTTGGCGTTGCCGGCATCTCGGCGAGTGCCCTTTTTGTTGCGTCTGGCGCGCTGTCACTTGCTGCCGGCGCACTCCAGAAAACGCCGTCCATCCCATCCTCACAAGAGGATCGCCTCACCGCTACGATCAACCCGCGCGCGCCGCGTGCGACGGTCTACGGCCAGACCGCGATGGCGACGGACGTTCGCTATGAGGAATGGTCGGGGGCGGATCAGGATTATTGCGACTGGATCATCGCGCTTGCCAGCCACCGAATCGACGGGGTCGAGGAAATCTGGCTGAACACCGAACTGGCGTGGAGCGCATCGCGCGGAGTGACGTCGAAGTTCGCGGGCTATTTCTCGGTGCCGAACATCGTGCTGGAGGGCTCGCCCGCCAATGCGTTCACCTTCGCCAGCGGCAAATGGAATGGACGCCTGACCGGCTGCGCCTATCTGCGGGCGCGGTTCAAGGTCACGGGCAACGGAAAGAAGGCGACCAGCCCCTTTTCCAGCGGCGTGCCGACGCGGATCACGATCATCGGTCGCGGGATGCGCCTGTACGACCCGCGTCGGGACAGCACGGTGCCGGGCGGCAATGGCCCGATGCGCGCTGATGACCAATCGACCTGGCGCTACACCGCAGACGACGGCGCGGTGATCGGCGAAAATCTCGCGCTTCATGCTCTGGCCGACACGCTGGGCTGGCGCATCCGCAACCCGTCGACCGGCGAAATGAAGCTGGCCGTCGGGTCGGGCGTCCCCGCACGCCGGTTGAACCTCGCCTCGTGGATCGAGGCGGCCAATCTGGCGGATGAGGCCGTGAACCGGTCGGCGGGCGGCACCGAGCCGCGCTATCACGGCGCAGTCGTGCTGTCGGAGGCGATGGCGCCGAAAGAGCGGCTCGATACCATCTGCGCCGCCTGCAACGGTCGGTTCCGGGACACGGGTGGCAAGCTGTCGTTCGCCATCTCGCATAATGACCTTGCCACGGCAGCGCTGGACGATGGCCTGCTTGATGATGACGTGGTCGGGCCGTTCACCTGGAACCCGGATGCCGCGCTCGACGCGGTGCCGAACGTCGTTCGCGGCAAGTATGTCGATGCCACCACCGCCTCGCTGTACCAGATGCTCGATTATCCCGACGTGCGGCTGCCCAGCCTCGACGGTCAGGATCGCGAGTTCACGCTCGACTTGGCGGCGGTGGAGAGCCCCAGCCAGGCGCAGCGGATCGCCAAGCAGGTGCTTCAGCGCAAGCAGTATCAGCGCGAGTTTACCGCGCCGTTCGACATCCGCGCATGGAAATACGGGGTCGGCGATATCGTGCCGTTCACCTTCGCGCCGCTGAGTTTCGAGCGGAAGCTGTTCCGGGTGAAGGAGCAGGAGATCGGCCAGGGTGGCGTCTGCAACATGACGCTGACCGTCGAGAGCCCGGACATCTACGCCTGGGACCGGGACGACTCCGCGCCGGTGCAGCCCGCCGAGGCCAACGCCTATGACGCCAGCAAGAACCCGCTGATCCTCGCGATCGGGGAAGCCAGCACGACCGCGAACTGGAGCGCGGTAGCCGATGATAACGGCATGCGGCCCGACGATAATGCTACTGTAGGCGGCACCATCGGCGTCGACATCAAGAACCCCGCCGGTGAGATTCTCGCCCCGGTCGACGTGCTGAACAGCGCGCTGGTGCTCCGCGCCGACGGTACGCTGGTCGCCACCATCGGCAACACGACCCGCCCCCTTGGCAAGCTGAACCTCATCGACCTGGGGGCGGCAAGCGATCAGGCGCGGCGTCAGCTGGAAACCGATCTCGCCTCCCTTTCCGCTGCCGTCGCGCAGCTGGCGACCGGGCAGACCATTGTCCAGAACGTCTTCCGTGACGCGGGGCTCTATACGGACCCGGCATCGGGCATCGCCAAGCTGTTCGCGATCGAGAACAGGGCCGAGCAGATCAGCAAGCTATCGGTCACTCTCAACGCGGCGCTGGCTTCGATCGACCTGAAGGCCACGGTCAACTATGTGGACCAGGCAATCCTGCAAGCGAAGCTGGATGGCAGCGACGTGGACCTGTCGTCCATTTTTGTCCGGCTGACCTCAGCCGAGACCAGCATCTCCGGCCTCCAAGCGTCGATCCAGCTAAAGGCGGACGCCACCGTTGTGACGGGGCTTCAGGGCTCCGTCACGTCCATCAATCAGTCGTTGGACGCGCTGAATGCGTTGGTGTCGACCAAGGCCAGCCAGACGGTGGTCGATGGCATGGGCGCGCGCCTGACGCTGGCGGAGCAGACGCTAGACGCCTTTGACGGTGCTTCGATCTCCAGCGCGGTCACTGCGAGCCGTCGCGCTCCGGCCGATAATGACGTGGCGGGTGCCAACAGCATCCTAGCGGCGCTGACCGGCTGGGATACAGGCAACATGGCCCTCGCCGCGGTCGCTGCCGCAAAGACCGAGCTGACGGCGAAGACGGACAGCAACACGAGCGCGATTGCATCCCTGTCGCTGCAATTGGGGGTGCAAATTGGCGCGGTGAGCGCGCAGGTCAGCAGCGAGCAGTCCGCCCGGATCAACGGCGACCAAGCGATTGCCAGCGACCTTGCGACCTACAAGGTGGCAGTCGGCAACTCGCTCGCGTCCGTTAATAACGCGCTCGTCGTGCAGGCTGACAAACTCACCGCTATGACGGGCCGCCTCAACAATTACGACGCATCGCTCGGGACGCTGTCGGGCCGCATCAGCGATGAGCATTCTGCATGGGTTGCCGGTGACCAGGCGGGGGCACAGGCGCTGTCGTCGTACAAGGCGCAGACCGACAACGCGCTGGCTCAGGCGAACCAGCGGATCGGAGTGGTATCGGACAGCCTCTCGACGGTCAGCAGCAGCGTCACCAGTCTTTCGACCACTGTTGGCGGGAATACCGCAGCTTTGACCGCGTATGGGCAGTCGATTGATGGCCTGCTGCTCCGGTACGGGGTGGAGTTCAATAGCAACGGCGCCGTTACCGGATTTGCGCTGAACAGCGGCGCCGGTCGGACAGATGCCGTCTTCGTCGTCGACAATTTCAAGATTGCCAAGGCGGGCTCATCCGGTGCGACGGTCGTATTCTCGATCGCCGACGATGGCGCGGTCGAGATGCCAAACGTCCGGGTCAAGCGAATTGCGGCAGGTGTCGTCGATACCGATCAGATCGTTGGCAACGCGGTGAGTGATACGACGGCGCAGGACTTTACCGGAGCCTCGGCAAATGGGGCACTCGGCAATTTCGTCAACATCACCACCTTCGATGTGAAGACGACGAAGCCGACCGATCGCGTGTTGCTGATGGTCTCGAGCGTGCTCAACGCCAACGCCGAGGCAACGTCTGGCACGGTCACCAGCACGCGCCTCAATTTGCGCCTCATCAGAAGCGACGGCACCGTTATCCGCAATCCGTATACGGCCCTCTCGGAATCGAGTTCCGGAGCCTATGGCCCGGTCACGCTAATCGACACCGATGTCCCAGGCGGTGTCGGAACGTACACCTATCAGCTGCAGGGCTCGGTCTCCAAGACGGGCGGATCGGGCACCCAGGGCGCGACCATCAGCGTCATCGACGGCACATTCGTCGCCACCGTCCTCAAACGCTAATCAGGAGCATCAATATGGCATGGTATCGCGCTGGCACGGTTGCGGTGACGAACGGCTCTGCCGTAATCACTGGCTCAGGCACCGCATGGGTCGGCAACGTGCAGATCGGTCATGCGATCAACCTGCCGGACGGGCGGGCCTATGAGGTTCTGTCTGTGGACAGCAACAGCCAAATCACGTTGGGGTCGCCCTATTTGGGCGGAGCCGCCAGCGGGCAGGCCTACAGCGTGCAGCCGAACCAAGGCTTCGCCCAGACGGCCGCGTCTAGGCTGACCGACTATATGACGCAGGTTGCCCAATATGTGGCGGGTCCCCTTGCAGGTAGGTTTGGGGATGGTTCGTTGGCCGCTCCTGGGATGAGCTTCTCCGCCGATCAGGACACCGGCATTCGGCGGTATGGCGAAAACGGCATCAGTATTGTCGCTGGTGGCATCGATCGCTTCGCTGCGGATTCGTCAGGTGGCGCCGTCTATGGTCGTCTCGCCATCAGCGCGCCAAATTCTGAAGTTCTTCGACTTCTCGGTAATGGGGGGGCAGGCACACGCATAATCTTCGCCGACACAATTTCATCAGCGGAGATCGAGCACAATGGCGGTTCATTGCGCTTTAAATACGCTGGCGCAATCGAAGGGTTTCGCCTTGACACCAGCGGCAACCTGCTGGTCGGCACCTCGTCAGCGGTCGGTGGCGGGCATGTAGTCGCTAAACCTGCCACAGAAGGCCAAGTCATCGCGGCGCTCAGCAGCACTTCGACGGGCTCCAATTCATTAATCGCTTACGCGGTTACGCAGCAGGGTTGGCCCGCGGCTGCAGCTGCCGTCGTGGCGGGCAGGAACAGTCAGACCAACCGATCGATCAATGCGGGCGGGACGGTAAACGCCAGCGGCGCCGACTACGCCGAGTACATGATCAAGGCGGCGGGCTGTGGGATTATCGCCAAGGGCGATGTCTGCGGTGTCGATCGCGACGGAAAGCTGACGAAAACCTGGGCGGATGCGATCAGCTTCGTGGTAAAGTCGACCGACCCCTCGCTGGTCGGTGGTGACACATGGTCCGCCCATCTTCCGGCGCGGCCTGAGCAGGCTGACGATGAAGCCGATGATGCCTTCGCTTCCCGCCTGACCGAATGGGAGGCTTTGCTGGAGAAGGCGCGCCAGTGCGTCGACCGCATCGCCTTCTGTGGTCAGGTCCCCTGCAATGTCACCGGTGATTTCGAGGTGGGCGATTACATCGTCGCTGCTGCCAGCGGGGCGGGCATCAAGGCCGTCGCTGTGAAGCCCGACGACATCGCCTTCCCCCAGTACATGCGTCGCATCGGCAAGGTCTGGGCCATCCGTGACGGCCGCGCTTGGATCGACGTCCAGCACGGCTGATCCCTCTTTCGGAGTAAAATCGATGGATAATGCAAGCTTCGCGGCCCGTGCGGCCGCGTCGGGGGGCGGCGCATGACCGTCGGAGCCCAGGCCGCCGAAGCCGTCGTGCAGACGGCCGCGGGCGGATCGATCCGGGCGGGTGTCTGGACTGGCGTCATCCTCGCCGCGATCGGCGTCATCTCTCTGGTCGTGCGGCAATGGGGGCCGTGGCAGATCATCGCGCGCGACACCCGACGCGCTGACATGGAGGGGATGGGCCGCCGCATCGCGGATCTCGAGAGCCGCCTCGACCGCCAGACCGCCGCGCATGAGGTGAAGCTCGAGCAGGAGCGTGCGCAGCACGCGGCCGAGCTCCAGATCATGCGGCATCGGATGAATAACCTCGACCAGTGCCTGACCATGCTGCTGGCGCTGATCGAGCTCGACCCGGCCAAGGCCCGGGAGTCGGCCTCCCGCGTCCGCCAGATGCGCGAGCGTCAGGAAGCGCTGGAGGTCGCCGAGAAGGGCGCCATTGCCGCCGCCCGCATTGCCTCGCCAACCACGGAGGAAATCTGATGTCCGACGTCGACCGCCATTGGCGTTACGTGATCGCTCTGGTGCTGATCATCGGTTACCTCGCGCTCGCTGGCGCTGCGTTCTTCCACGAGGTCCCGGCGAACAACACCCGCTTCGTCGACGGCTATTTCACGGGCCTCGGCCCGATCGTCGGCGCGGCTGTCGC